CGAGACATTATTCAACCCACGAAGCTTGTTCTGCTGAGATTCTGTAAGCTCTTTCTTGTTACGCTTTTCAGTCAAGATCTTAATCTGCTCTTCAATAACACTCAAGAGATTAGTAAGCCACTCAATGACTCGATTAGGTACATCAGTAGCTAGCTTCTGAGTATGGATACCAAGCTGAGCCAAACGCTCATAGCTAATATCAAAACCAAATCGCTTAACCAATTCATCTTCAAGTTCAGCAGCCTCATCACAAATCAAAAGCTCTTTACGCTTAAGTTGATCTGGCAAAGCCAAAAACATACTATAGTTAAGAATGCCAAAGTTACTTGTAACAACTCGATTACGAGCCTCATAGTAAGGACAAATACACTTCTTCCAACAATCATCCTTTATCTTACCAACAACTACACAAGGAGCGATTTCAACATCCTTAGTCTCATCAATAGTACATTGGTAGTTAGACTTACCTTTAAGGATATCAGAATCACTAAAGAACTCTTTATATTGGTTCTGGAGGTTCTTAGAAATAGTCAACACCATTGACCCAAATGGAGGTTGCTTATCAATCTCTTCTTGATTAGAGAACTCCCCGGATTGATCCATCTGATAAATCGAATATGAATCAACCAGATGCTTAAAGTCCTTGCTGCAAGAGTCAGTCAAGTTAGCTACAGTTCGAGAAATATAAGACTTACCTGACCCAGTAGGAGCACACAGGATAAGAAACTTTTTATCTCCACGAAGAAACTTCTCCATCTTTTTTAAGACAGCAGCTTGCTGTTCTCGAGGAGTGTGATTGCTTGGAAATGCTGATAGGATGTCTTTCTGTTTCACTACGTTTAGTATAGTGTCATGAAAAATGAAAAGCAAGCTTATTGTTTAAATATTTGGACTTATAAAGTTTAAAGTATTCGTCTACTTTTATTTTTAGAGTTATATCGTCTGTCAAAAGCTCTACTTTGTAGTCAAATATTATTTCACTGGAAGACTCTGACTCTATAATCTTGAACGGTAAAGGTATTTCCAAGTACTTGTTTTTATTATTTGAATTTATGCAAAATACCAAATAATATTCTTTAGGAGCAAATAATATAAACTTACCTGTTCTCAATACCTTTTCATTCAAAAGAATTTTAATATTCTTCTGAAAGTGTTTCTGAAGTTTTTGCTCTAGTACTAGACTATCTATCACAAATATTAATTATTCTATATACGCATAAAGTCAATTTTTTGCTTCTCTGTCATAAAGGCTAGTTTCTCGTTATAATACTTCCAAAACTCATCATTAGCCTTTATTGTTGCAACAACTTGACAAGCTGCTACATTAATCTGCCGATAATCTTGTTCAAAAATATCCCAGGTTACTACTAATCCTTTTAATTCTGGACTATAATCTAACTGCTGGTGGGGTGGTCTATAGTTTAGAGCTACTCTACCTTTTGTACTGTTTAAAAGAGAATAGCTGTTAGTGCAAAGCATTCTTCTAAAAAGAGGTTCGCCAGGCTGCGGTCTGCGCCTGGCGAATTTAAGCTCAACTACGTTTTGCTGTAATAAGAGTTTTAACTGATTTAGGCTTACTTTCACCTAATTATTTATCAAACAATAGTAGAAGCAGGCTGCTCTGCCTTTGAACAAACACCGAAAATTCGAGTCTCATCTAAGAAGATAGACTGCTTAATCTTACCCAACCCCTTAACAACAACGTTAGAGACTGGAATACCTTTGTCATTAGGAAAACAAACGTAGTCATCAATCTTAACATTCTTACAATCCGGCCCAGCAAGAATAATCTGTCCAATTCTCCATGCTGCCTTAGTGTGGTCAATTGGTACAAGAATACCGTTTCTCATAACAGTTTGATTACTATCAGGAGTATCAACATAACGGACTAGAATAATATTGTCAAGAACCTTATCAAGAACAAAGTCATCAATAAGAGTGAATGTATCACTGGCGTGTTTATCAAAGTTCAATGCACTTGTTTTTTGCATATGAACTGGAACTGGAACGTTCGTAGGAAGTGTTGGTACCATATATGTATATATTATTGTAAATTAATTTTTCAATTTATTCGTGCTCCTTATACATCTTAATCTCTCTTTGCGAGAGTTCAAGATTACGAGCTAGCATTTCTAGATTTTCGTCTTCTTTAGTCTTCTCTTTCTTTATCTTCTTGATATACTCAATCTTCTTGTATCTCATTTTTGGAATAACATTCATAAGAAACTTATTTTGTTCATCTTTAGACAAGCACATCCAATAGCGGTTAGAAGTTTCGTTAACAATAGTAGCGACTTCACCACTATGCATACTCAACCACCTGTTAATAATGAAAAACTGATACTCCCGCTCTTCTTCAACAGAAATATCAGTCTTCTTTTTTAACGTAGTGATATTAGTGATAATATCAAAAATCGTCATTAGATAACCTTACTAGTAGCAATAAAGATATCATCAGTATTAGCATAGAACATCTCAACAACTTTCTTCATAAACTCTTCAGCTTGCTGATGAGTCAAGTTAGTCGAGAACGCAAAAGCTGGAGCCTTCTTACCAGCAGTAATATTAATCGCAGTATGACCAAGAGCAGCTCCATTAACCAAATGGGTAATACTAACACTAGCCTTGCCCTTAGGTTGGATAATACCATGCTGGTTATGCTCAGCATGGACAATCAAGTCATCCCCATCAACCTCAATAGGTTTATTGATAAAGGTATGAAGGATATTAGCAATCTGAGTATTAAACAAACGCTGAAATGATACAGCCGCAAAAGAGTCAATGTTAGGGATTTCCCAACAGAAGTTAATTGCGTCATCACTATAAATGTAATCATTGTTAAGAATATCTTCAGTATCAATCATACCTTCAGCTTCAACATGCATAGGAGCCCGAAATGCAATAATGTTGCCGATAGGCAAAGTACGGTCACGAAAGAACCTATAAGCAAAGCGCTTATGAATCAGATTACCGTCGTAGATCGGAATATTATTCAGTATCATGCGTTGATTCTAATATATTTCTCAGCGAGTTCAACTGATACTTTCTCACATTTTAACTCTTCTAGCAGCTCCAAAATTCCAACATCTGTTCTCTTTGGATTTCTGCAATCGTAAAAATAAAGATAGTCATCAATGTAGACTTCATTTTCTGCAAATGAAGGTATAGCCAATGAATAGAATCTATCCTCTTGATCATTCATCTCTGGAAATAGAATCTTTAAGGCAATAGACTTCTTGATAGGAGTTAAATGATTTGGGCAACGATAATATGTTACTGGTTGTGGTACTCCATCGATACTTCCCATTTTATGACTCCAATTCTTATGCTTCATTGTAATCTCAACACGTCTAGGAGTCTTACCATTGAAAGTAATAATACTGTTAAACCCAACAACATCAGGCTTGCTGTCAGTTGCTTTGAGAATTTTTTTGACATAATCTTCTGAGACCCAATCATCGTCATCAATAAAAGCAAGATACTCTCCTGATGCATTGTGAATTAAGTCGTTACGCTTTTTACCAATAGTTAGTTCGCGATTATCTTTAGCTACTAAGATTTCTACTTCTGGAGTCAATTGAGGTTTTAGTCTTGTCTTTAAACGCTCAAGAAAGTTTTCTCTACCTTTAACTGTGCAAATAAGCAAACTAAGTCTCTTATGAGGTTTTGGAATAAAATTGGTATTCCACTTCTCTTTAAAGATTTTATGCTGGAAGTCCATATCACAAAGCTTGCGATCTTCTTCTTTAATTGTACTATGAGACTTGCTTAGAAGATGGTGAATGTGAGCGCTAGTACAAAGGCCATGCTTAATTTTATATGAGTTATACATTTCTACCCAGTCATTATCTTGATAATAAAAAGCGAACTTCTCATCAAAGCTACCTAGAATATCAAAAAGTTTTCTTCTTACAATGAAACTCCAACCAGCAAACTCATAAGAGGTCCTTGTACCTACATGTAATTCTTTAAGAGAGCTAAATAGGGATTCAGTGTGACGATGCCATTTGCGATCAATCGGGCTAACAGACATTAGCTCAGGGTCAATCTCAAATTGCTTTGCAATAGCTGTAAACCAGCCTTTGCTATAAATTACATCGCTATTAGATATAAGAACGAACTCGTTCTTACATTCTCTTAAACCAATGTTTAAGTACAGGTTATAATTAAATTTTGGTACTTGAGGGATAACAAACTTAGCTTTAATATCTGATAAGCGATTTTTAAAAACTGAGTTTATTTCTTTAAAAGATTCAACAACAATTACATTAAACTTATGTTCGGTTTCAGAGTTGTGAATTGAATCAACGGTTTGTTTGAGCATATCAAACATCTCGTTGTTGGTAGTATTACTAAGAATAATTACATCGACGTCCATAGTGATTTGGTCTTAATTGCCTTTAGTCTTTGCAGAACAACTTCTTGCGAGGTATCAGAAATAGATACAGGAGAATTTTTGTATAGCAAGCTGAAGTAATTTGCTCCATCTTGTATATTTTTCTTCCAGTCTTTTCTAGGACGAATAGTAGAATCGTTCTCTGAACAGGCTAGCTCTTCTAGATAATCACAAGAGTTTGCAATATCAGGCCACCACCAATACGCAGGCAAATACCCCATTAGAACAGCCCTATAACTGTGTTCTACGTGTTCCCAGGCATTAACAAAGGTCTCATCAAACAAACCAATTCTCATTAGGAGATCCCTGCTATAGTAACAAAAACCACCTACACAATTAGGGTTGAATGCGATTTTACTATTTTTATATTCAACAATACAGCGAGGGTCTGGCTTCTTATCTTTTTTATTAGCTGGCCCATGATAACCAAACATTAAGTGCTTAATACCAGAATCTTTACTAGCTTTTAAATATGCGTTAAACACGTTCGGGTCTTTAATAATAATATCATCTTCAATAAGAAAGATATCAGTACAGCCTTGATTTAGCAAATGAAGCATGGCTCTGTTCTTACTCTTACCTACACCAAGGTTCTTTTCGTTCTTTAGGTAGGTAAGATTTAACATATCCACTATTTGTGGAAGAGGTTCTGAACCATCGTCTATCAGAACAACTGAATCGAGTTTGCTAATCGGTATAGATTTAAGCACCCGTTTAAGGAAAACAGGTCTGTTGCAGGTAATTATACCTAGTCCAATTTTAGTTTCTATCATCTTGACAAGTCCATATTTGAATGTTGAAGCGGTTATTTTCCCAAGGCATGGCTGAGTCACAAATTACTTCTGAGCAAGCGTGATGCAATCTAGAAGGAAAAATACAAAGGAAATTATTTTTAAGAGGGTATTCATAGCATTTACCATCATGCATAAACAACTGACTACCACCCTTTAAAAGAGATTCATCTCTAACAAGAGTGTATGACATAGTAAACACAGGTGTCATAGCAATCTCTTTACCATGAATAGAAATACCATAAACCCCGTCATCGGAGTGCCAGTTGTAATACCCTCCATTACCATAGCTTATGATATGAGTGCGACCAGTTAACCCGTACCTAGCACCAAGCTGAAACTCTCTATTCTTACAAGAACCCATAAACTTAAGAATGCCTTGATGAAAGAAAAACTTATCAAGGTTGTTTAGAGCATAACCAGCTGGAATGTTAGAGTCTGGTAACCAGATATCACTACCCCAACAAAGGTGGTTAAGGTTATTTTTAGTTGTTTCGAAATCAGTAGAAGTGTTTTGAAGCTTTGTAGCTCCATCACCAAACTTCCAAACGGGTGTACCAAAATACTGTTTAATATCAGACAATTCCTTAAAAATGGAATCTACAACAGCTCTTGGTAAGAAATTCTCAGCCCATATAATGGGTGGGTCTGTTTCCTCATGTAGTAAGAACATACATTTTATTTTAAATGCTAAATTCGGATTTTCAACTAAATATAAGTATAAATATTAAAGATTATGTCATCTAAAAACACAAAGGCATTTAATGTAGCAGAAAAGTATGAGCTTTCTGAAAATCACAAGAGAATTGTTGATGCTATATTAGATAGAGACAATAAGCTAATCTTTATTGATGGGCCAGCTGGAACAGCAAAAACATATTGTGCTGTATTAGCCGCTTTGAAACTAATCCAAAGAAAAAGTTTTAAGAGCATTCTATATTTGAGAAGTATTGCTGAGTGTTCTAGCCAAAAGCTAGGAGCCTTGCCTGGTGAATTGCATGAGAAGATTGGTCCTTTCGGTGCTCCGTTTTTGGAAAAGCTAAGTGAGATGATTTCTGAGGCTGCTATTGCTAAGTTAATTTCTGAGAGTTCTTTAGATATTCAACCTCTTAACTTCTTGAGAGGTACAACATTCCATGATAAGATTGTGTTGTTAGATGAGGCTCAAAACGCTGAGCTGGATCAACTAATTATTGTTCTTACTCGTCTTGGTGAACACGGTAAGCTTGTTGTAATTGGAGATAGTAACCAAGTGGATATTAGAGACAAGAAGAGCTACGGTAATATTGTAGCTAAATTTAATAGTGAGGATTGCAAGAGTAATGGTATTCAATCATTTACTCTTACTGATGAAGATATTAAAAGAAGTAAAATCTTAAAGTTTATTGTTGGTAAACTTAATGAACTTAAGTCTAACCGTTGATGTGAAACTTAAGAGCTTTGGAAATCTTTTCCATAATCTTTTTAGGGTGATTACCCTCTTTTAAAAGACGATTGTATTCGCTTTTAAAGCTCTTAATAAACTCTTCAGACAACTTTAAGTTTCTAGGATAAAATAATCGAGACTGTGTTCTTAGTGGAGCATAGTTCTCGAGTAGTTTATTGAAGTTGTTATTGAATTCTTTCATCATAGTATTTATTTTTGGCAATGAAAATTTAAAAACCAGTTAGCCTGAGCTTTTGTATGAGCTGTGGCTTTTTTGGTTTTTAACTTTCTAGCTTTGCTACAAGACATTTTGCCCTTACCAAATTTCTTAGTAGCTTTAGCTTTAAGAGTACCTTTACCACCCTGCGGGGTTGTGCGGGTAGTCTTTTCTAGAAGAGTTAAAAATCTCTCTTTGTACTGTATCACTACTATTATTTATTCTTTTTAGGCTGTTTTGGCTCAGGTCTAGCCAAAGCTTCTAGTGCCTCAATGTCTTCCATGCCTAGATTTGGATCGTTAAAGATATTTGCATTAGGGTCCATAGAGTCTCCATCAGCATCCAAATACAACTTCATAATCTGGATACGTTCATTGCGCTCACCAAATGTCTCAATAATAGGAGGGCGATCATCAGCATGGAAATAATTAGACTTAGGGTTGTCTCTATTTTCCATAGCGAACACCTTGAAGAGGTTGTCAATCTCAACTCTCATAAAAGGGTTAGCATCTCTCATGGCATCTTCTTCTATATCTGGAGTCTTTGCGGCTCTAGTAATTGGAATATAAAAGATAATATCTACATTTTTCAAAGCATCTCTAACAACCGGAATACACTTCTTAATGAAGTCAAAATCAATATCTCCAACGTTATGATGATAAGCCCACATTGAATATACGAGATTGTCTAAAGGGCATCGATCAAATACAATCTTATCTCCCTTACGAGTCTCTTCTAGCTGCTTTACCATGAAGTCAAGAATCTTCTGTTGAGATTCTTTTGTGGTGTTTGAGCTATGAGGTAAATTACCTTCTACAAGAACGTCTCTATATGTCTTCTCTGGAGATTTATAATTAGTCCACTCTGCAAGAAAGTCTTTAATCAGGGTAGATTTGCCCATGCACTGGGCACCGGAAATGGCAATTCTCATGATACTATTATATAGTTCACGAAATAATAAATCTACTAGAATGTAAACATTGGTGCTTCATTCATGAAGAATTTTACAGAGTCAACATTTAATAGAGATTTAATCATATGTTTATCTTCTTGAGTCAGCAAAGTAAACATATTTCTATATGTTTCATCTGCAATGTTAAGGTTCTTACGTTTACACATTCCACAGCTAGTTTTTCTAGCAGTATTAACAACTCCCATAAAGCTCTGTATTTTAGTGCTTGTAAAGTGAGTGCTGTTAGTACTTAAAAAATCGTAAAACTCATTAAAATGTTTAAATGTATGCTCGCTCATAGTTCCAATTTTTTAATTAACAAATACGAAATATAAATTCCATACCAATACAATGGTACATATAATACATCTGGAATAATACCAACAGAGCATAGAAGAACAGATGACCAAAAAGATAAACAGAAAGGACAAGCAATTAGGCTTGTAATTAAATTTTGATTCTCTGTTTCAAGAAATAAAGGGAAATCAATGTTGTTAAGATTGCGTTTCCAGCGTCTTACAACTCCTAATCGATTAACTGTTACAAAAGAAAGAATATCTGGAATAAGACTTGTGTCCTTCCAGACATATATTAACAATGAAAAGAAAATAACTAGACATACGCTTAAATCAAAAAAGCTCATATGTCTAGTTATTATTTTGTATTAGACTTTCAAGGCCTTATTCCAAAGCACTAATTGCAATCGAGGGCTAAAGTTAAAACCATGCTTCTTACAAACCTCTGCAACCCAAGGAGCAACAGCATTATGCTCATCTCGAGAACCACAGCAAGGCATTAACCAAATTCGATCTTCAGTAATACTAAAAGGTTTAATATACTTCTCAATAATTTCCTCTACATCACTATCTTTCTGCACAACAAACTTAAAGAAAGAATAGATACTAGCATGGTAAGCAATAACCTCTGGAATATATCTCTTCTCTTCTGGGTCTCCGTTAGTAGATAACTTAGGAGACACAGTAAAAGTAGCAGCTATACCTTCCCAGTAACTTGAAGGATTAATTGTACAGTTAGTTTCAAAATCAATAATAGGATAGATATCGTACTTTCTGTAAAAAGCTTCAATAAACTCAACTAAAGCCTTTTGCTGAATAAGAGGTTCACCACCAGTAATCTTAAGAACATGATTACTTCTCAATTTATCAATATAACCATTATCTTCGAAGATCTTAAAGATCTCATCAAAGGTAAGCTTATTCTTTTTAGACCAGCTAACATAGCTATCACAACCAAACGGTGAATCAGGAGACTTAAACCCGATACAAGTCAAGTTACACATTGCCAGTCGCATAAAGATGCTAGGCTTACCAACCAAATGACCTTCACCTTCAATCGTTTCAAAGACGAAGTCATCAGAGAGAAATAATGAACTCATAATTCAATGATATAGGAATCACTCTTATGTTCAAGCCCATTTAGTACCAAAGTCCCATGTACTTGGACGATTCTTACCACCAACTGGTACTCCCTGCGGTGGAGCATCAGTCTGCTTAGGAATAACTCTTACAGGCTTGTTTGTATCGTAAGGCAAGGCTTCAGTCTGCTTTTCAGCCTTAGCAGGTGGAGCCCACGCAGGTTCAGCAGCTTTACCCTTCTTACCTTTACCCTTAGCAGGGGCAGCAGCCTCAACCTCATCAGCAACTTCGGCAAGAGTCTCTTCAGCACTTTCAGCAGTGTAAATAGCAGAGTTCTTCTCATGCTCAAACACCTCAACAGAGTGAGCGCGAACACGGCCATTAGTCTTATGCTTCACGTAGCTATCCGCAGCATTAAAGCAATACTTTGCAAACATCTCAATACCAACCCCTTCATCCATAATAACGATTGAGGCAGCTCCAGCCTTTTCAAGAGCCTCAAACTCCTTCATAGCGGGGTCATTCTTAGCAAGAACGAGAGTATGATCAAACTTCTCCTGCAAGAATCCCTTCAATTCGTCAAAGTCTCCAAAATCAACAACCCAGTTGTTAGTATCAAGAGTCTCTGAAGTAAATGTAAACTTACCAGTCAAACGATAGCCGTGAATAAATCTGCAATGGGACTTTGCGTTTGGCTGGCGAAAAGCAGCACTACCGAGTTCAATAACCTTCGTGGAATAATATCTCATACTAGAATATGTTATGAACTTTTTTCCTAGAATCAAGCCTTGACTCAAACGAATTTGTCTCTATAATATGCGTATGAATGATGAGATTAGAGAGAAAGAGTACCTCCTCCCGACCGCTAACAGTTCTATGTCTCTGACAGAAGAGCAAAAGCTTGCTATTATCGATAAGGGTGCAAAGGCCTATGAGGCTTTTCTTGATGCTCTTCGCATTGACTGGCGAAATGATCCGAATAGCGCTGGTACTCCTCGTCGGGTTGCTAAGTCGTTTGTGTTTGATTTGATCTCTGGATGTTACGAAGCTCCTCCAAAGATTACTTCATTTCCTGCTGATGGTTATGATGGTATTGTTTCTCAGACGAATATTCCATTGACTAGTATGTGTAGTCATCATCACTTGGCATTTACTGGCTTGGTGCATGTTGCTTATATTCCTAGCCTAGAAGGCCGTGTTATTGGTTTGAGTAAGCTCAATCGTATTGTTGAGTTTTATGGTCGTAGACCTCAAATTCAAGAAGGCTTGACTATGCAGATTCACAAGGCTATTAATGAGGTTTGTGAGCATAACAAGGGGGTTGCTGTCGTTGTTAAGGCTCAACATACTTGTGCTTGTAATCGAGGGGTCAGGCATCAAGGTTGTTATATGGTAACTTCTAAGCTGTCTGGAGACTTCTATGATGATGAAAAGACTCGCAAGGAGTTTTACGACTTTATTAAGATGGCCGAAGAGTAGTCTTTCTACCTGGATGCAGTAAATATTGCTGTATGCCAGGAGCATTTGAACATAAAATTTTAACAGTTAGTCAATCAAAGCAAGCCGGTCTTCTTGGCCCAGCAAAAATCGCTGCTAGTAAACCCGATACAGGTATTACTATTGTCAAGAAGTCGGCTTATTTTGTAATTAGAGATTGTGCAAAGATTACTGAAAAGTATCTTGTGCATCATGTTTGGGGTGAGATTAAAAACCCAATAGATAGACTCGAAGGCGCTTTTACAAAAGCTGAAATTGAAGACTTTTTATCTAGAGCCAAAAGAGAAACTGAAACACAGCAATTGTGTTCTATTATTCTAGAAGATATTCATAAGAAGAATAAGCTTGAAAATACAGGTATTGTATCCCCTGTAGTTGATGCTCCAGTAGTTAAATTTGACTTTACCGAATTCGAGAACGATAAGATTTACGGTGATTATGACAACAACATCCCCTCTGCAGATGTAGTAGAAATACCTTCTGGGGTGCTACAAGAAAAAGAAAAGTCAACATACGAGCTATTTCTTGAAGCCTTTAAACCTAAATCATAAATAGCAATATGAGTGATGATACATCTTTCGATATGGAGTTACCAGACATTCCAATGCCTGGTCAAGAAATTAATACTGACATTGAAGATAAAATACCGGTAGGATTTAAGTTTAGCTTTGTTGGTGCTGGTCAAGGTGGTTCTAGAATCGCTGAAACATTTCACAAGCTTGGTTACAAGAGAACTTGTGTAATTAATACTGCTCAACAAGACTTGGCTACTATTGAAGTGCCAAACAAGCTAAAGATTGGTCAAG